TGTAGTTACTATACCGTATCGGAATACGGTAGCCAACAGCTTTAGGAAAAGATTTTCGGAATTTATCGGTTTTCAATAACTGGGCTAACTTTGGTATAAATAACCCCACAATTCGCAGGCTTTTTCGAAAGTGATCTCAGGCTTGCCGAGCTTTGCGTTGACTGCGTTATGTGCTTCCCAAGTCCACTTGTGCCAGTCGTCGAACCTGGGAGGAATCTTACGCAGGATAAGCTCAAAACCCTCGCGGCATGCGCATCCGAACTTAGGTATTCGCTTGACCCACTCAGCAAGCCATTTCGCATCAGCGCCCTTCTTAAGATGCAACTCTTCCCAGAGCTCCCTAGACTGTTCTAGCCTGTCTTTCTTTGCTTGGTGACGCTTGATTTGCAGTTCAGGATTCTTTTGCGATGGACCTCGATTTGCGTCCCATTTCGTGCGGTAGTCCTCCCTCTCTTGACATAGGCGAAAGTAGTGATCTCCCTTGTGTATCTTGTGCCTGTCGCAAAATCCCGCAATAGGACACAAACATGGATTGATGCTCATTCTGTTATCGTCACGCTCCATGTGGGTGCCGGTGGTGTTCCGGCCCAGCAACCAGAGCAACATAGAGGGCGCGTACCAGTTCCAATAGGCACTCCTTCGCCGTCGAGTATGTCACAAGTCGTCACTCCGACACTGACGATGCTTCCGTATTCGATGGTAATCGGATTACAGTCTACAGAGGTAGGAGAAACGAACTTGGAATTTACTCCGTCGCTGATGAATACGTTGTTAGTGCTGTTGTCGTCAGGGTCTAAGTTGGGGTACGGAACGAGGGAGAGTGTTAAAGCATGGTCGTTGTCGCAAACTAGAATGAACCAAAGCGTTTCTCCCTCGCACTCGAACAACTCCGAGTACCAACGCTTTCGAATCGGAGTTGCATTGTAAACTGGAGTCGCACCCGATACGTCAGGTTCCGAAAGATACATATCTATATCGATGGTGTCGAGTGAGCATACTGGAGTTACCTGATCTGGAGTAAGCACTAAATGCAATGTCTCTGGCAGGCATTTATAGTTGTCAATGTCTCCGGGATCTAAACAAAAACATTGGCATTGCGGACATTCGGCGTTACTCTCCCAGTGAATATAATGAGCCCAGTTGTCAAATCTACCTAATAGCAACCCCTGTCCTCCCAGTGGGGATGTAGGCAATGCATTTAGTCCGCTGTCCTCACACGTATGCCAAATAATATCTCCCTGCAAACCGACGTTTGTTATCGTCCACTCAATGAAGCTACAACAGATTTCCACTGTGAATTTTACACCAGGATCGGGAGTCCATAGCTCACCGCCAGGGTGTGTCGTCGTGCTCATGATCTCCGTTGCGTTCAAGTAAAACGTAGGAGTCAATGTTCCAGTCGTACCGTCGTATTCTAGGTGTATCCAGTTGTAGTCGAAGCTAGATCGGTAGGCAGTGATGATTTTCCATTCGCCATCGCCGCTCGCTGGAATCACAAGATCAACCACAATTCTAGAGTTATATCCGTTTCCTGATCGTGCTGGAGCGGCCTGCCTGTTTGTGGTAATCAACGGACCTTCGGTAATGCAGTTTAGCTCGTTACTGTCGATCTCCCATTCACCACTGACTTCGCTCCAGTCGCCCGTCGGTGGATTCGCATCCGCACGGTTGAAGTCGTCTTCACCAATCAAACAACCGACACAGCAGCATCCAGTCATGTGCTTGCGTCGCACTAGCACTCCTCCCAGATGCAAATCCAGTCCGCACCAATACGGACTAGCATGATGTATTTGTTTTCGCCAACTGTTTCAACGGCGAGATTGAAGAAGGAAACCTCGTCGGTTGTCGTGTTGAGAATACGATCTGTTCCTGACTCGCTTAACCATCGCTTCGTAGCTGTCCCTTTTCCTAATGTAGTGCTCGATCTACCAGTAGCCCCGCCAGTCGTGTAGCAGATGATAACTTCAGCGTCTCCATAGGATCGCATCGCTGGAAATGGTGCTCCAGATGGTTCTACTAGCACACGTCGAATCACTTCGTCGCTGTCTGCTCTTTGCCATAAGACTAAATCTTCAGCCATTAGGATAACCTGATGAAGTCGTTGAAGTCGAGCTGTGGATATGGTACGAATTTCGATGTCAGCGGATCAGCAGTCGCAGACAACTTGTTTCCGTTCGTGTTCAACTTTCCAACCATACGATGGCTGCGTATATCGTCCAGATACGGCTTCAGTTTGTTTCCGTCTGCTGTGTCGATGTATTGGCTACCAACCTCTAAAAGTTCAGCGTCCCATGTGTCTGGATCGTATGTGCAGCGATAAGCTACTCTCCAGGCAGGATATCCACCGAAGTATCCAAGTCCCGCACTTGTTACGTTTAGCTTTAGAGTTCTGGCATCTCGTCCTGCAAACTCAGCTTCGTTTAGCTTGTCGTTGCGCCCCATGATTTCGTTAATGTCTTGTGCTGCATCTTCGAACTGGACGAATGAAAACGAGCAAAGTGTTTTTGTTGTAAGCAGCGGTTCCTGGAAAGGCTGCTTCGCAAAGTTAACAATCTTTTTTGGAGGATCGCTAAAGTCCTCTGTGATTACAACTTGCTTTGTCTCAAACGAATCTATAACGAAAACAGGAATCCACGTTGTAGGATCGGGGGAGTCTGGACTGCTTGGACTTACTTTCTGCTCTTCAGAACCAGATTCAAATTGGCATGTAACGTCCCAGTAAAGCGGGTTTTCTTTTTTACGTTTTGCTTCTTTCGATATGGCTCGTTGCTGCGTCAATCCGTAAACCAATCCGACAATCGGAAGCCCTGGAGTACCGAGAAGGATTTCTTCGCGGCCAATGCTTGTGGAGCTTGCGAGGACAAGAAAATTCCAAGTGCTACGGAACACTAGCTTGTTGTTGTTGAGTGCGATCGCTCCAGATCCCTCGCGTCTTTCTTCACTGTTGACTATTTCGCTTGGCATTATGCTGTCCTCCCTGCGATTCCGATCATCTGCGAGTTCTGGAATGCTTCTAGTTGCTGTTGTTGAACAACTAGTTGCTCACGTGCAATATCCGCTTGCTCTTGTGCGATCTCGGCAGCTTCGTTGCGTTGGTTCATAAGGAATCGGTATGCCTCTACGCTGCCAGCTCGTAAAGCTGGGGCAACTGCTGCGGCTATGTTGTTCGGGTTGTCGTTCTTTAGTTCGGACTTTAGTTTATCAAAGTCCTTTTCAGCTTTTTGAATACGTTCTTTGGTTTGAGAATCCATCTTTTTGCGTTTCTCTAAATCCTCAGTCACGCTTTTTTCTAGATCAAGCTTTTCTTTTAGGTCACGCAGTTCGCTAGCTTGTTGTTCGCTGAGTCCTTTTTTCAAGTTTTCCTGGTACTCTACTTCCGCAGTTCCCAGTTGCAAAATATCTAGCTGTCTCTGAAGCTCTTTCTGTTCTTTCGTATACAGATCCAAAGCACTTTGCTTAGCTTTTTCTTCGTTGGCAATTCGTTGTAGCTCTTTGCGTTCCGTGTCAGCCTTTGCAGCCATGTTCTTTTCGCGAATGGCTTGTTCTGCTGGTGTGAGAACGTGACGAATGGACTCCATATAGGCTTCGCCATTTTCTCTTCCGATTCTTGTCAAAAACTCCTCTAGTTTTGTACCGTAAGAGTTTTCATCAAGATTAGTAAATGCGTCTTGGGCAGTTGCTAAAGTAGCTTCTACAAACGATGAAAAACCCGTAGCGATTCCTGGAAGCAGTCCGCCCTGCCCTTTGTTATTGGCACCAGCGCTAAGAACTTCCATGAGAGCCTTTGCCGCTGGAAGTAAATTCGTGCCGATTTCAGTCGCAAGCAACTCCACATCTGACTTCATTTTCGCATACTGACCTGCGGCACTATTCTTGAGTCGCTCGTTCATTTCGAAGAATCTTCCGCCTTCTGATGTAGCTGATTTGAAGGCATCAGAAACCATGTCTGAGGATATTGCACCGGCTTCCATTTGCTTTTTCAACTCCAGCATACTGATGCCAGTCGTTCGGCTAATTTCTTGCAATGGGTTGAAGCCTGCATTGACCATCTGGAGGACTTCTTGCCCCATCAGCCTTCCGTTAGCTTGTACCTGTCCGAACGCCAAAGCAAGCGATTGGAAGCGGTCTGCATTGCCAACAGAAACTTCACTCAAAGCACGCAATGCAGGCATAGTCGATTCGGCAGCCAAACCATAACCTACAAGCGTCTGTGCTGCCTTCGAGAAGTCTTGCCGAGACAACGGAGATGATCGATCTAACGCGATAAACCCATCGAATAGGAAACTGGCTTTTTGAACAGAACCAGTTAAGACTTCTAGAGAGATCCTGTTGCTTTCAGCTGTTGCGGCTAGGCTCATACTTGCCTGCACGCCTCGGAATGCAACTGCAAGCCCTGCGTATTGTGCAAGAGTGCTCTTTAATTCGCCAACCGCACCACTGCCGTCTTTCTTTTTGGTTACATCACTAACTTCATTTTGCTTCGCTCTGGCTCTTGCTAATTCTTCGGACGCCCGGGCTGCTGCTTTAGCCTCTTGGACTCCTATTTGGTACTTTGCCGCAAGAGTTGCCTCAATCTCAACAACACGTTGTGCAGTCAATGCACCCGTCTTGCGTGCCTTGTCGAGTACCTGCATTTCTTGGTTGTAGCGATCGACACCAGAAATCGAACTTTGGAAAGCAGTGTTCAGCTTTCGAATCTCAGCAGCCGATAAATCAACCCCGCGTTGAATCTTCGACGCATCGAAACCGAGAGCGATGTTAGCCAGATTTATTGTTGTTCCCATTGGCTTTAACTACTGCTCCAAGCCCTAGTGAGGCTCCAAGTGTTTCGAATTCCGTCTTGGCTATCTTTTTCGTTCGCTTCGGTTGTCGCTTCGGCTCTGGCATGTACCGCGATGGCATGTGGCGCTCGAACGTGGAAGGCTCAAATTTTGCCCCGATCTTCATTGCTTCTAGTTCGATTTGTCGTTCTAGAAGGCACTGCGTTTGTGCTGATTGCTTCCACGCTTCACCGATCGGCTCTACTGCATCGAACGCTTCCCAGAAGTCTAGGACTCGTTTCGGAACCGCCTCTAGCCATCCCTGAACGTCTGCAATACCCCAAGCAAAGCAAAGTCTGGCAGCAAGTCTTAGCCTGCTGCCGGTTCGGAGTTTTTTACAAGCTCCTCAATGTCTCCGTCGTTGTATCCGCAATGATCCTGAGCCACGCCGTACAACGCTGAAGTGATCTTGCCATCCATTGCCATGACGCCATCACAATCGGAATCAAGCAGCAATCGATCGCCAGTAGAATCAACTAGGACACGACACAGAAACAATGCACGGGCTTTTTTGTAGCTCATGCCGGATTTCTTATCTTGCAGCTTAATTTCGTAGTCTGCTTTCTCAGCTTCGCTCATGCTTTGGATTCGGTATTCTTCTCCAAGTACCTTCACGTCCAAGTATCGCTTCGCTTTGAGTGCCAAAAACTTATCTCGGCTAATCATTATCCTGGTCGTCCTCTTCGTCGTCTGTGTAATCGTCTTCCCCTGCGGAATTGTCGATCTCTGGAGGTTCGACAATTTCCATTGGAGGTAGAACAGTTCGCTTCGTGATCGCTTCGCACTTGGTAACAAGCTCGCGCACGATGTTGACTGGCTGATTGGTTACCAGCATCAATGGAATTTCTTCATCATGCGACAAATAACCTACAAGGACTCTGTTTCCGTTAGCCCCTGTTGCAAAGACTTGCCATTGATCGAACACGACAGTCTCACCGTCGTATCGGATCCCGCTGTGTTGTTGGAGTTCGACTTTCATTATGCCGCTGTGAATGCTGGTCCTGTGTAGCCGTCAAATGTAATCTCGTAACTGCACATCATCGCTGAACCGCTTTCGGCATCTGGATAGTTGACCGCTGTTACGATGGCAGTCCCAGAAAAAGAACCAGCAGAGGGATAGGTGATTGTGAACGTACCAACCGAACCAAGGGAAATTGCGGATCCAATGTGGTAACACTCGACAGTAACCGTTGGGTTGTCTGCTAGGTCTTGCTTTTCAAGAGTCTTGTATGCAGTCGTCGAAAGATCAGTGGTATCGAAAGTACCGATTTTTTCCTTGGCTCCAGTTACCTTCTTGACGAAAGTAGTCTGTCCCAAACCGGAAACCGTGGTACCGTTTCCGACTGCTGGTGATGTTAGTGCTGGCATTATGCGGCCTCCAAATAGTGAACCATGAAATCTAAAGAAGTAATGTACCGATGCTGTTGATTCCCATCGGTTGGTGGATCGTTATCGTAGTAGTCCCCGTCATCGATCTCGACAGCTTGGATTGCTATGCCATCAACAGTCCCTCGAAAAGCACAGATCCCAGAGTTGCGTATAGCGTGTGCTATGTCGTTCGCTCTGTCCCTGCCTCCGTTGTCTTTTTCTGCAAAGCAATCGACTTGAATACGCGAGTGAGCAAGTCGAGTGCAGTTGTCTAATGTGTGTTCTCTGATTGTCGAAATTTTGTAGTAAGCTACTGCTGGAAGTTCGGCACTCTGTGGAATAACATCAGGATAAAATCGTGTTGCTATCAAGTCAGTCAAGGCTGAACTTTCTAGTAGCTTAGTTCGTAATGCTTTCCCAACGTCGCTTGCCATTATTCGCCGCTTATCACCCTGATAATTCGTGACGCTCCCTCAGCCGTACCGCTGACAATCTGTACAAACTTGACTCCCTCAAATGCTGCTCGATTTAGCGAATGGAATCGGTTTGTTGATGTCGTTAGTGAGTAAGCTGTTGACTCGTAGTAAACCGGGAAAAACGTCACTCCATCAAATGAAGCGTTAAAAGTCAGAGCTGTTCCAGTCAACGCCGCAGGAGTCACGACAGCAATAGGAATTCTGTTGTTTTCCATCGCGATGGTTGTCGATATCGTGCCAGAACTGGCAATCGTGACCTGCGATTCTCTTAGGTTTTTAGCCATGTGTTGCTCATTTCCTTTTCAAGTTGCTCGTTTCCGGCTGTTACTTGCTGCGTTCGTGTTTCGTCAAATGCTTTTTGCATGAAGCGTTCGCTCGGATTGATTCGCTTGATCTTGCTGGTTTTCTTTCCCCAGTAGACGATCTTTCGCTTGTCGCCGGCTTCGTAATTCTGTTTGTTGGCTCTTGGATACTTACCTCCGACAATCATCAAGCCACCACGTTCTGTTTTGATATACTTCATGCCAATGTACTTGCCAGAATCCTCTTGATAGTTTGGATTGTCTTTGTATTTTTTGCTCCACTTCTTTCGCGTGCCGCTTCGTCTGGAGCTTGGTGCGATAGATTTGGCTCTATCGATGACTGGCTTTGCCATCGCTTTAAGGACACGCTCTGCGGGCGCGAGACGCATCAACAAAGGGATCTGCAACAGTTTTTCAACCTGTGCTTCGTCGAAGTTGATTTGAATTTCTAGTGTCATGCTGTTGTGTTCACCAGGATTTCTAGTTCGCGTCGCATGACTCCAATCGGGTTGATATGCGTTATTCCGTAGATGCGTCCCTCAAAACAAATACGCATCTTGGTTGTATACCCATCTCGATAGTTGACTTTGAATGTGGCTTTCGTTTGTGCTTCGAGCTGCCTACCTCGAACCGATTCCACTCCGCTCAAAGAAGTGAAATCGGCAGGTTCTTTCGCAAAGTAGGTGTACCACTCAATTCTTGATTCACCAGTTGCGTCTTGCGTCTCGACTGGTGCTTCTACGTCGATTCGATGTCTTTTAAGTGCTGCGTTACTCACGGATAGGTACTCCGCTGCATTTTTGCAATCAGCCTGTTGTAGGAACGGAACTCCGATTCCTTTTGCGGATCTCGCGCTAGAAAATAGTTTTCCGCCAGCAATAAAACAGCCTTTTCTACGATGGCTGGAACTGTTGTGTATCCAGCAACGTAAATTACAGTCCACGCATCAAATCTTTTTTGCGTGACTGGAAATATCTGGTCTGGTTTCAAAAATATCTTCCGATTCACGGAATCAAAAGAATAGACCGATGTTGGCAAAGTGGTCACAGTGCCAGCCGTATCGTAATACTGAATTGATGTCACGGATTGGATTGGAGACTTGTAAAGCTGCAAACCATCTACCATAGCTTCAGTCTGAAGTTGCCATGTCTGCGTGCAACACAGCATGTCACAGTCCGATTCGACTTCTTCACGGCACTCTTTAACTAAATCAGTCAGATAGCAATCGTGCGAATCATCGTCCATTGCCAAGTTTACTCGGTGCTTTATCTGTCCGATAGAAATCGGCTCTCTTGCAGGACCAGTAACCAAGGAAGGACGATAATTATTCACTTTTGTTTTCGCGGTTGTTTCTGCTTTGAATCGTGAATCTGATCGCCTGAGACCTCAGCCAATCCACGCTGAACCATTAACTCTGCTTGCCCTGCCTGAACGCCCACCAGTTGAAAACCAACTGGCAGGCCGTTCCATGCTTGAATCAGAGTTAGATTCATTACACAACTCGACAAACATCGCCATCTGCCATCGTTGCCGATGTGAATGGTGAGGAGTGAGCTTTCGAAAGGATCGCTACTGCAGCAATGAAACCGCCTGCGGTTCCGTCACCAAAAGTAGCGACAAGGCGAAGGAATGGATTTTTTCCGCGCAAATCGATTTGAAAGACACACACTTGGTTGTCATCCGTAGCAGATGGCAACGCCAAAACAGTGCCGTCTGGAGAAGTTCCACCAGAGAATGTAGCACCGGTCATGTCGGCATAGACACCACCTGAAGTAGTCGATGATTCGACCTTCAAGGCCGTCATTGCGATGTCGGTTGCACCTAGTTGGATAACTATAGTACAGTAATCGAAATCACGGCAATCGATCACCGTAGCGGTCGCGCTTGCGTTGTCAATGATCGCCGTTGGGGAAATAGCCCGAACGTATTTTGATTGTTGCATTAAATTCATGGTTGTTTGTTCTTTCTTTGATTACGAAGCGGAAACTAGCGAAACCATAGGACCAGCAACGCTTGCCGTTCCTCGCTCGTGAATATTGATGTCGTATCGCAAAGTCGATCGAATCGCTGTCTGGTCGAATTCGAAGTATCGCGAAGCATCAGCAGCAATCGAGATTCCACGACGAACGCCACGAGTTGCGGCCAGCGACAAGTCACCGAAGTAAGCAAACTTTGTGCTTGCTCCGACAGTGGATGGTAATGCTTGACTGAACACGACTGGGTAGCCCATGAATTGCATCACAGGCCCGTTGCCTAGATCGGAAACATTGTTTCCACCCGCTGCAAGCTGAAGCCGTGCCATTACGTTCCAGTAAACAGCACTGTGCACAAACCAACGTGGCTGGATGCCTGGAAATTGCGGAATCTTGGAGACTGCATCTTGGAATACTGCAATCGTCAAAGATGCTGCAGTGTTTTGCGATGCCGCAGCTGTAGAAACTGAACCGGCAAGCAATTGGTTCGCAAGACCCATGATTCCGTTGTGCGTTGGAGTACCATCTCCAAGGAATCCGGCTTGATCCTCTTTCACTGCGTGTGCGTAAGCGATTTCTTGAGCCAAGAAGTCAGCAATCGCAATAATCGCATCTTCGCTGAGTTCGCTACTGATCCGTGTAAGCGTTCCCCATTTCTTCGCGGTCAAGCTGACCTGGTTCATCGTCGCATCGGATTGGGTAATTTCCTGAGCTTCGGTAACTGCGTATGCAGTCAACCCAGAAAGTCTACGTGGACCGATCCATTGGTCGGAAGTCATCGGAACCGTTCGGACGTATTGCCCGAAAACTCCAAAGCTTTCTTTCAAATCGATGATTGCCGATTCGAACTGAGGGATAACAAGAACACCACCGAGGAGATCATTGTTTTCGCCCATTGCGTTCTGTACACGCAAGCCGTGATCGACGCACCACTGATGAGCTTGTTGGTTTCCGCCAATTGTCGCTCTGATGAATTGTCCTGATGCGTAAGCGTTCGCTTCTGCGTCTGGACCGGAGAAGGCTTTGAGCTTGCTTGCTGCCTTGGCTCGTGCTGGCACACGGATGACTTGATGGCCTTCGCTAGATCTCTCCGAAGCTTCGATTTGCTCTTGAATCCGAGGAGCCATGCGAGCGGCTGCCCGATCCATGACGGCAACACGCTGCTCCATCGCAGCAACTTCGTCGCCCAGCTTGTCAAGCAAACCGCCCTTATTGGTGATCTCTTCGAGACGTGCCTTTTCTTCGGCTGTCTCGACTCTGTTTTCTTTTTGCGTCAACGCGGAAATAGCTTCCACCTCGCTTACGAGGTTGGAAATCTCAGCACGCTTTGCAGCGATGAGTTTTTTCAAATTCATCTGATTTGCCTTTGCAAATTGCTGGCATACCAAACGAAATTAG